TACTCGTTGACGAGCTACGTCAGAAGAATTGCGATTAACGAGCAACCGTTACGTGGCCAGCCATACTCACGACCTTCTGACTCTGCCAGCTTGACGCTTGTATAACCCAAGTGTATACTCCGTCAGGGACAAAGGCATTAAGCCTTTCTCCAATCCACTTATCGTCTGGATCGTAACTGATCCAAACAAGCGTTCCCCAACGATTGTACACCCTGCACTCCCACTTCCACCAGCAATCAACCTTAGTGATAGGTCTCCAATAGTCATTGAGCAAGTCTCTATTGGGCGTAAACACATTAGGGACATAGATGGAGGGGTCATTGCAGTCGGTGTCTGAGCCATTGTCATCTGGAGGGTAGATGCAATCACCTTCTATCTCGCATTCTTCACAGTAGTTAAGGGCCTCAGGATCGAGGCAACCTTGATAGATGCAGCTACCATCGTTTATCGTGGCAACCATGTTATAGTTGTACGCGAACATATCCGTACACCCATACACCACGGGTGGTGGGGGTGGGTCACAACCCCCGTTCAGAGACCACATCACCCAGCTGTTCCATACATTCTCATCGGGATACGGGAAGCCTCCGAGACCACCGTAACCAAGTATATTCTCGCTGTCGTTGATCTGCCAAACAGTAAGGATTACGCACTCCTCGAAGTAAGCACCGCTCTGCATGATGTCTACCCAACAACTCGCCGTGCCACTTCCGAAGTATGGGGTATCAGCTATGTTGAATGTAATAGTATCACCTGATTGTATAATATCGTCAGAACCTTGACCGATGTCAAATCCAGGGAAGTCAAGAGGAAATATCAGCAGAGCCCATCCGTCATCGTAGAAGCATGGGAACTGATCCTGAATGTCCTCAATAGGTGGGGTGAAGGATATCCCCAGCAAGAACTCACCGATGGAGTCAGCTTCAGTACCACAGTTGCCACCGTTGACCGCAATGGTGATGTCCGTAGAGATCGGATTGAATCCTATGATCTCCATATCACACTGACCCCAAGATATTAGTGGGATCAAGAACCATATAAGCCTCTTCATTGTACAAATACTTTTTTAGTGACCTTACCCCACTTGAGTATGTATACCCCAGATGCAAGTTGATCGACAGGACCCCTAACCTTCCTGCCAGTTATGTCGTAGATCTGAGGGGGAGCACCGCCAAAGATGCCTTCCGTGGACGCAACCGTAAGGTCTTTGATCATTCCAATAGACAGGTCTTGCTCCACGGGACAATTATTTCCAATCTCAGTGAGGATGAATAACAAATCAAAAACATTTATGATGCCATCATTGTTCGGGTCTGTTTCGCAATCACCCTGACATCCCCACTCCCCAAGTATATAGATGACATCTCCGTTGCCGATGGTCCCGTTTCCGTCGAAGTCCAAGGGGCATGGATCAATCTCTACGCAGAAGCTCTGCTCCCAAACAGAGAAGGATGCCCCAAAGCCAGTAGCGAATGCGACATCACCGTTGATTGTGGCTGTAATTCCGTCTGAGCCTATGTCACAAATCCCATCGTTGTTGAAGTCTATGCTGCAGAATCCATCTCCATTGCTATCTGTTATGACTACGTCGTAGCACCCGTCATACACGCATGTCTCGTAATAGTAGGCCTGACTGTTGCCTACGGGGTATCCGCTGTCACCAATCAACACCTCACCATCAGAGTCGTAGATGTTCCACGAGGTCTCGTTGGCCCATGTGTCTGTTTCTACGATAATCTCAACGAGTTCTCCTGCGCCTGTGGATATGGGCCACCATGCGTAGTTATTCTCTTCGTACTGATCTTGGTCGCTAATAGTCTGAACTTCGAACTGCTGAGCACCATCGACATACACCTGCTCAAACAGAACGGACTCTACTCCTGCCTCCATGTCATAGATGTACTCTACGTATTCATTTCCATTGCAGTACAACTGCACCTCCACCAAATCAAGAGGAAGGACTCCTTGATTGACCACGTCAATCCAAATATCTTGGTGTGGAGTACACCATTCTTCCTGATAGAATGCTGACGCTGGGGTTACGTCGTAGTCTACAACGGGGACACACGAGAGATTATCTACAAGGCTAGACCTTACTGTCTGCAGCTGCTCGTGCATACGCTCCGACTGACCAACCGTGAAACTTTCCTTGCAGGACTCAACGGTGTAGTCCATGAAGTTCTCTGTGAGAGCATCGGGGCAAGAAGGATTCACACACTGGGTGTTAGATAGCGTGGGAGGGGTGTCACACACCTGATCCCCCTGTGTCTCGCAGTTCGTCTCTATGCAGTCGTTGCTGTTAGAGAATGTGTGGTACAAAGAGAGGTAGTGTCCAACTTCGTGGACCCCTGTGAATCCAAGCTCTCTACCTGGCTTCAGAGTGCCCACGGTGCCCGTCACATTGTATAGGCAAACAACCCCGTCTCTGCAGTCGTTTGTTGGACCAAGGTACGCGAAGCCTTGAATGCCGTTACCACCATCGTTGCCGTTGATTTCAGAGACCACGTAGTAGTTGAGGTACTCGTCAGGGTTCCAACATCCAGACTCGTACTTGACCTGAAATTGATCTGCACCCGAGCCGAGACCATTGCTGATGCCGTTGATCAAGTATTCGTTGTTCGAGCTTAGGTCTGTTCTTGTAATCCCATTGGTTGGGTTCCCCTCGGGGTCACGAGCAGCCATGCAGAACTGAATCTTGCTGTCCTCAAACTCTTCGTTAAGAACATCAAGCTGAGAGAGGATTTGTTCTTCAGAGATGTTGGTCTCCGATGCAGACCCAGTGTGTACGACGTGGAACACAATAGGTAGAGTAACTGTTTCAACCTCGTCGAGGTCAACCGATACTGATCGTTGCGTCAGCCCCATAACTTTCACGTTATCAGGCATTAAAAGGCTACACTCTTGAGCCGAACTCAGGATTGTTATAGCGCACAGAAGGGTGGTGATAAGTATTCTCATTCACCAGCAAATGTACGAAACAAAAAAGAGGGGAGCTTATTTAGCCCCCCTCTTACAGATTGCGAAGTTCCACAGTCAACTAACCCGTGTAACAATGCAAAGATAGTCAATCATTCTGGAACTTGATTGACTCATAGAACACAGGATCAATTTGTTTTATGGGGTGAATGAATTCCCTGTTGCAATGCCTGTTTATCTCTTTCTGTTTTGACTTGCTGTTCGTCACGCAGTTATGCTGCGCTTGATAAGAAGCGTTCTTATGTAGAAGGTCGTCGATAGACTTACGCTTGTTCATGCAGTTCCGATATCCTTTCATAGCTCTGAGATAGGGTTAAGCTTTGAGATCTCAAGAACATATCCATCAACTCTGTTCTCCCAACCAAAGGAATCCTTTTCCCCTGCTGCCATGAACGTGGACTTGTCGATGTAGTCTTGCTTCTGCATCCACCCCAAGATCCAACCTCTCTTCGGCCCTCTCTTGACATTCACCTGACAAAAGACATAGATGTCTACATCTTGGTGCATTGATGTCTTAGCAACGTGAGTGGTGTAGAAAGGCTTCGGCTCTACTGTTCTCTCCTTTGTCTTCACGTCAATGCTGTACTGGAAGTCACTGTCTGGGAACCGAATCATATCGTAGTTGAATGTGTTGTGTTCAATGCAATCCTCAACGGTTGCCAACACAATCTCTTCTCCGAGATAACCAACGAGGTTACCCATTCCTTTCCGAATGCTGTTCCGGATGTTGCCATGCATGCCTGATTTAGACTTGGCCTTCTTGTCCATTTCAGCAGTGATTTCTACTTCAAGCATTTGTCTCTTCGTATTCTGTAATGATTGATCGAATAAGGTCTAGCTCTTCTGCGATAGACTTGCGTGCCTTGGCAACGGTTTCTACAACATCACCCACGTTATCCATGGGCTTGCCTTCATCGTCATGAAGCGTTTCGTATAAGTCGTCTATCACTGCGTGAACTCTTTCACAAGCGATGCAGTAATACTCGCTTAGTTTAGATGGATCCATCCTTTATTGATTTCAATATTTCTTGAATAGCATGGTCCACTTGCCCACTATTCTTTGCGAGAAAGATAATGGTTTTGGAATCCTTTCCTACTAGGTGTCGCATAAAAAGTTTCCACCTCATAGGGAAGTCGTGGTGAGAGGGAAGGTATCCCTTTGTCTCAATGATCCAGTCATGATCCCTACCCACGAAGTCGGGCTTGTATGTGATAGGGAGGACGACTGACCCCGATCGGTCAGCCATCTCCTTACCCTTCGCAGTCATCTTAAAGTACTTGTTGGGGAATCGGAACTTCTCCATCAGCTCGAAGGTGTGTTCCTCATAGTCAAAAGCCAACCCGTATTCTTTAAGCTGGTCAGCACAATACTTCTCTAATCCACTAGCGTACCTTCCTAGATGTTTTTTTTTGGCTGAACGCCTCTTAGGAGTCTTTGTTCGCTTCTTCATTTGTTGAAGTTACTGTGCAAATTTTTGAATGTCAACTCAAGAAGTCTATGTTCAAAGGCATTGAGCTTTGTTCCTTGAACGTAATAGGTTGGAACAGAGCCCGTTGACCAATTCGCGTTGTGAATCCAGTGTGGGAAAGATTCATAACTAGGCAGTAAGGATCCTCCAATGCGGTCGGCTGACCACCTGTCTCCACCTCACGCACCTTCCGTACATGTAACTCACTCATCTTGCGGATCTCAGGGTCCATTGCTTGAACCTTTCGGTGAATTGTCATGAAGCAATCCGCTCTGTTTACGAACTTTCCACCACCCTCTGTGTCCTCAGCGTATGGGGCTACGGGCAAACCGTCTGGTCCCTTGCGGCGCTGAGCCTCAGTGACAGCGTGCATGTTCAGCCACACAGCTACGTTGTTAGCCTTGCTGAATGTCAGGAACTCTGACGCTGCTTCGTAGTGGTAGTCGTGTACACCGATGCTTGAGTTCTTCATGTCCAACTTGAGAGAGTTGTACGGGTCAACGAAGATGGCATCAACTGGTTGCTGGCGCATGACCTTCTCCATGAACAGGATGATGTCTGCGTAGCTGTACACCTGACTGTTGTTAATCACAGTGAAGTGTTCTTGCACCCACTTGTACGCCTCCTTGCGTTCGAAGTAAGTCATGTCGGATACCTTCTTGTCCATGGCGAACTGCATGAGCGTCATCTTTACGGATGCGGTGCGGTTCTCTGACGAGTAGATAACCCACTTCCATCCATGACGTACAGCTGAGTTGGCAATCAGGTACAGCATGGTGGTTGTCTTACCCACGTTGGAGTGGCCGTTGACAATAACGAACTCCTTCTTGTATCGGAAGTTCTCGTCGAGACGAGGATCCCCCGTGTCCAACCCGAGCGTGATCATGCCCTGTGAGTAGTCATCAATCCAACGGAAGTCCTCATCGTCAGACGAGATGAAGGACATGTCTCCGTCGTTGAGCAACATCTCACGCTGCACAGACTTCTCCTCGTCGATGATGTCACGGATCGGGGTTTGCTTACCCTTCTCGATGCCAGCGATGATGGTCTGCTTGGCGTGGTCCTCGTTGTCTACCTCACGCTTGCATACCTCACGGAACAATACACGAACCACTTCCTCTTCCTCCATGCGGCCAGCCGCAATGTATCCTCCGCACAGAATCGCTGCTCGGTTTAGTGTAATCCACTTCTCTCCGTCCTGTGCCAGTCGAATCATACGACAAGCGAGGTTGAGCTTCATGTAGTCTGTGTGGTCGTAGGCTTCGTTGGTTGGTACCTGCGCTTCGGCGTGCTCGGTAGTGAAGTGACCGAACTTCTTGAACTCATCCTTGATGATGATGTCTGGGTCAAAGGACTCGAAGCATGCACGAGACTCATTGATACCTGACTCATCTAGCTCAAGCCCATGCGTTCTTTCGAAGTACTTGATAAGGGCACGGAAGTGGTCGCGGTGCCTCTCAGGGTTCGTAATCTTGACAAGAGCCTTGACTCCCGCGCCACTAGGCGACGTCCAGCATGAGTGAATAAAATCATCCGTGGCAAGACTCCTCTTGGTCGCGTCAACATCCACGTGATCAAAGTCGAGGATAATGAAACCCGAATGCTCAAATAGCGCCTCATCAGACCGAGACGAAAACTCCCCGCTGAAACAAACAACGGGGAGCTCAAGCTTCTTTTCTTTGTTGCCATCACGTACCTCAGACACCAGTGAACTGGACTTCCCAGTCTGTATCCGCTGTAGTGCTGTGCTTAGCTGTATGTGGTGCGGAGTCGTCTTGTCGTAG